CCAGGGTGTCTGCCATGACTCGAGCGGATGCCACGTTGTGTGGTCGCGGTCCAGGCCAAACCAGACGATGCCAAAGTCGAGGGGCACGGTGGCCACGAACGGGCGGGCGTCGAGCCACGGGTTGCCCTCGTTGACCTGGTCAAGGGTGGCGTCGAGAAGGAAGTTGTCGTGTGTCAGGACCGCGAGATGTCCGTGCCACATGTCAGGCTTGGCAGCTGGCCGGCGGGTGCCGTCGCCGTCGGAGCCAAGGGCACACGGGTAATGCTCGGACGGGTGGTCTGGCGGCGGATAGACGACAGCTTCGACGCGCAGCGGCTGAGCCGCAATCTGTAGATGGTCAAGGACCTCGAGCAGTGTCGCCGATGCCAGGATGCAAAAGCCGGTGCGGCCGTTGCTATCCGCGCGTAACTCGCGATTGAGAGTCGTAACTAGGTGACGATAGAGAGGCTCGTGGTTCACGACGCCAGTGGCCCAGCTGCAGCCGCACGCTGGAGCATGTCGGCGGCCTCACGGCGGGCGAGCGTTTCGAGCGCGAGGTCCAGGTAGGCAGGTGGCGGCGCGGTGCCGGCTTCCCAGTGGGCAACCGTGCGGGTCGTGACACCCAGCAGTCTGGCGAGCTGGGTCTGGCTGATGCGCCAGTGGGCGCGCCAGGCTTTCAACTCGGCCGGTTTCATGCACTCACCTCGCGGTCGAGTGGCAGCATGCGATCGAGCAGCGTTCGGAGACGCGCGCGGAAGCTGGCGTAAGACAATGCGACTCGATACTCGGCACCGTTGCGCAACACGACACGCGTCTCCGTTGAAGCTGCCCCCGGCGCAGGCGACACTTCGATGAGCGCATCGATGTTGAGCAAGTGACTCATGCCCCCGGTATCTTGGATTTCGATCATCGCGCCATGTCGACCTTGCGAGTCGTCCGGCGCTCGTGGTTCGCGGCTTCACGTTTCACCCAGGCGAAGCCGTCGTATTGCAATCCGGTGGTCCACCCACAGTCACAGTCGCCACGGGCGACCTCGCCGTCTGAACCGGTGCGGCGGTAAACGCTGACGTTGTGTTTCATGTCAGTATCATATGAAATCGTTTCATGTCTGCTAAGGGGTTCTCTGCTAACAAACTGTAAACGTTTCAGGTCGATATGACTCTACTACTTACCTCACTACACTATAGAGAGAGAGAAGAGAGAGAGAGTCTTATCGCCATATATTGCGATACGCCCAGTATCGCCACTACGGGCCGTCACATACCGTCACTACGCTCACACGCGTATGCCCGGCGCGTGTTCAATCTGTACTCACCCGGCTGCTCACACGATCAATCAAGCCCTTACCACTCACAGTGTGAGCGTTGTGAGTCTGGCCCGCGAACACGGGACCACTCGCGACCTCTTGAATTACCATCGCAGAGCTCACCTCGCGCCTGTCCCTCTCCCCCGTCACCTCGAGCCTGACCCTCGCCTCTCTGCCGGGCCGGCGATCACACGTGAAGCGCGACGAGGTCGCGCGCGAGAGACGTTCCTGAAGGCCTATGCACAGTGCGGCAACCTCACTACTGCTGCGAAAGCTGCGCGTGTGGAGCGCCGGACCATTTATGAATGGCAGGAACACGAGCCGGAGTTTGCGCTGGCTATGCGGCAGGCCGATCTCCAAGCAACAGAGATCCTCGAGAAAGAGGCGTGGAGACGCGCGCGCGAGGGACATGCCGAACCGGTGTTTCAACACGGTAAGCAGGTCGGCACGATTCAACGTTTCTCTGACCAGTTGCTGATGTTCCTGCTCCGCGCCAGAGCTCCGGAGCGCTATCGCGACCGGGTCGACGTCAGCCTCACTCCAACGATCAAGGCAGTCGCCGGATTCGATCCCGCTGATGTCGTTTAGATCGGGGGGATATGGGAAGAGTACCCCCGGTCAATCTCAAGAGTACCCGCCGGGACCCTCACTGATAGCAACGCTGAGAGCAGCGGGAGCGCCGGGCAACGTGGCCAAGACATGGAGCGCCGGGCCTCTAAGGACGCGCGCGTACGAGAGACGCGAACAGGGTCGGGTACGGGTACCACATGCCCCCGCGGCGTCGAAGTCCCCGCGTAATCTGGGGGTTAGGTTGAGAGAATTTTTAATTTGTCCATGAAGCGGAGCGTGGTGGAGTCGGAGGGGAAGCGGAGGAAGGCGAAAGCGGAGGAGACGCCGTACCAGCCGTATGGGGAATGTTTGCGGCTGATGAAGGAGCGGCGGCGGGAGGTGCTGCTGGCGGGTCCGGCGGGGACGGGGAAGTCGAGGGCGTGTCTGGAGAAGCTGAACCTAGTGGCGATGCAGGTACCGATCAGGGGGGCGATTGTCAGGAAGGTCAGGAAGACGCTGAGCCAGGCGGCGCTGGTGACGTACGAGGAGAAGGTATTGCCGCGGCCGCATCCGGCGCGCTTCTGGACGGAGGATCAGGAGTATCGGTATGGGAGTGGGGCGGTAGTGGCGGTATGTGGATTGGACGATCCGGAGAAGATCAAGAGTACGGAGTTTGATCTGATCTACGTACAGGAGGCGACGGAGCTTGACCAGTTGGACTGGGAGTTACTGGTCAGCCGATTACGGAATGGCGTGTTGTCGTACCAGCAACTCATGGCCGATTGTAACCCGGCGGACCCGTACCACTGGCTCAAGCAGCGGTGTGATCGTGGAGAGTGTGCATTGCTTGACACACGGCACGAGGATAACCCGGTGTTATTCGACCATGCTGGGGGACAGTGGACGGAGTTTGGGCGAACCTATCTCGAGACGCTGGACACGCTGACGGGGTACACGTACCAGCGGTTGCGGTTAGGGCAGTGGGTGAGTGCGGAGGGGATGTTCTTCACGGAGTGGAATCCGGAGGTGCATCTAGTTGATGGGGTGGAGTTGGATCCGGAGTGGCCGCGCTGGGTGAGTGTGGATTATGGGTTTGCGGCGCCGTGGTGCGCGTTGTGGTTTGCGCGGGATCCGGAGAGCAGGGTGGTGTACTGCTATCGGGAGCGGTACGGGGCGGGGTATCGAGACGAAGAGCAGGCGCAGATGATCAGGGAGGCGAGTGAGGGGGAGCGGGTGGTGCTGCGGGTGTTGGACCCGAGCATGTTCAATGCGCGGACGGAGGCGCAGCGGCCGAGCATTGCGCAGGTGTATGCGGGGGTGCTGGGCGACGTGGTGCCGGGGATGAACAATCGGCGGACGGGGTGGAGCGTGGTGAGGGCGGCGCTGGACCCGCGTGGGGACGGGGGTCCGCGGCTGCGGGTGGTACGCGGGGCGTGTCCGAATCTGGAACGGACGTTGCCGGCGATGGTGCGGGATGTGCTGGACCCGGAGGACGTGGCGGACAAGGTGAAGGGGCAGAAGACGGAGGATCACGCGGTCGACGCGCTCAGGTATGGGCTGTGTGCTGAGGCGCAGCGGGTGGCTGAGACGCGGGTGGTGGAGTTGAGTTTCGGGTGAAGAAGCGCACGTTGTTCTGGTGCTCGCTACTGGGGATCATTGGCTGGGGGCTGGGCATTCTGCTGGCGATCAAGGTAGGTGGCAAGTGACGCAGAGTCACGTGGCCGAGGATCGGGTACTGGGTGGCGAGCGGCAGACGGCGGGGTTGTGGACGCACAACGGCAAGCTGGTGGTGCTGGGTGGTCCGGTGGTGTTGCCGACAGGCACGGTCCAGGAGCGGGTGGGGAGCTACGCCCAGTTGGTGGCGTGGACGCTGCCGACGAGCAACGTATGGACGGAGAGTCCGGTCCAGGCCACGGCTGATTTTGAGGGTGGGCTGGTACGGATCGAGTTCAACGTTTTTCTGGGCTGTCCGACGAAGGGGCAGCGCATCGTGTGGGGGATCATGCTCGACGGGGCGAATCCGGATCAGGCGCTGGGGGCGCTGGACGCGCCGGAGAACAACTTCGGCATGATGGCCAGCGGGACGTATTACGTGCCGTCGACACCGGGCAGTGGGCGCATCGGGTTGGGGTTGTACGGGCCGGCCGGGACGCAGATCTACGCGGCGTTGCCGAGCACGCTGTATCTGACGGAGCAGCGGCGGTGAGTGACGAGCTGAAGGCGCGCCGGCGGAGGTCGTACGTGCTGCACGTGCAGGGGTACGTGTATCGCGAGATTGCCGAGCAGTTCGGGGTGAGCGAATCGACGGTCGGCAATGGCGTGGCGTGGATCGAGGCTGAGCAGGAGCGCGTCCGTCAGATCCAACCACTTGAAGCGAGGGATCCATCGTGAGCATGAGCAGTGCACCGCCGGACGGGTGGCTCAAGAGTGCCTCCGACGAGGACGCCATGGAGCGCGCGACGATGGAGTTCGCCGAGGACCTGACGCGTCAGTTCGCTGATCGCGACCAGGTGTATCGGGATATTGACGCGGTGCTATTTGGCGAGTTGCCGGTCGAGGTGCCGGAGGCGTACCGCAAGACGGCGGCTGAGGTGCGGGGTGGGACGACGATGGCGCTGCACATTGCCAACACGGTCACCGCGGCGCTGAGCGTGAACCCGGTCACGATCCAGTTCAAACCCGTGGGGTTTGGCGATATCTATCAGCAGAACGCCACCTTGCGCGAGCACTTCTTCGAGGCGAGCTGGCGCAGGCAGGAGCAGGAAGCGCAGCGCCAATTGCTCAGGCTCTTTTTGTGGAGTCTGGCGATCAAAGGCGAGGGCATTCTGAAGACGGTCGAACGGACGCACACGGCGTGGGCCGAGTACGACAAAGAGAGCAAGGACATCGAGGACGAGCTGGACAAGGTCAAAGAGTACGACCAGGACGCCCGGGATCGGATGTACCACCAGCAGACCGAAGAGGTGAAACTCCGGCTGCCGTATCCGATCACGACGACCGATGTCCCGCCCGAAACGTTCTACTACTCGCAGAACGAGAACGGGCTGACGGCGTGTCTCGAGATCAAGGAGATGCCCTACCAGCAGGCGCTCGAGCGGTTCGGGACGGGCCTCGATAGCCACGGCAATGTCGTTCCGCCCAAGACGTGGAGTGGACTCGATCCACGCGCTGCAGAATTGGCCCGCGCGGAGTGGAGCCACCTGTTCAGCAACCACGGCTCGAATGGCACGAATGGCTCGACCAGCACAATCCGCTGCATCGAGGCGTGGGACTACCACTGTCAGGTGATCGTGCTGCAGGGACCCAACCAGCGCCACAAAGGCGGCACGATGGGCAGCGGGACGTTGTGCAAGGTGGTCCCGCACACCTACGGCGATCCATTGCTCAAGACGCTCAGGGGCCCGTATTTTCATGCGCTGGGAACGACCACGGCGAGTCGGTTACCGGAGCGCCGCGGCCTGGGCATTCTGCACGGGTTTCTGCCGTTGTTCCCGCTGCTCGACAGTTTGCTGACGATGCGTTTCAACGCGGCGTATCTGACGGCGTTCCCGGCGTTCAAGAAGAACACCCCGCCCGGCCAGGTGCCGGGCGTGCCGCAGGCCCCGTACGGTCAGGACGGACGCGAGACGCAGAAGGAGAAGATCGAGCCGGGCAAGCTGTACCCATTCGACGTCAGCCCGATCGACCAGCCGAAGAGTGGGTTGGACTTCGACAAGCTGATGGGCGACGTCCAGCACTTCATGGATCTGGCGCTGCCGAGCGTCGTGCAGGGCGTGGTCGCCTCCGATCAGTCCGGTTATGCACTGAATCAGGCCGCGTATCTGGCGAGATTGGGCTGGGATCCGATCGTCAGCAACGCCGAGGTGGCGCTGGGTGATCGGGTGGGGTTCGAGAGCTGGCTGATCGAACGCAGGATTGGTGAGAAGGTCTACGCGTGGGGTGAGCTCGAGGCGAAGAAAGGCAAGAAGACGGTTGGCGGCCAGAGCAAGGCGACCTGGCTGGGTATTGGTCCGGACGATCTGAAGGGCGTGCATCGCTACGATGCGAAGCTGGCGCCGTCGACGCCGAGCAACGAGATCATCCAGACCCGCGCGCTCGGCGAGAAGATGCAATTGAAATTGATCACGTACGAGGATGCGGTCGAGCAGAGCGGCTCTAATCCGGACGAAGTCGAGAAGAGCTGGTTGTTGCACGACCTGAAGAATTCGCAGGAAGTGCAGAACATGCTCAAGCAGAAGGTGCTCGAGAAAATCGGCACGATCGAGAGTGAGCGCATGCAGAAGGCCGGCGCGCCGAGTCCGGAGGAGATGGCCGGTGTTGGCTCCGCGGGTGTGCCGGGTGGGACGCCGGGCACGCCCAATCCGGCCGGTCCTGGCGGTATGCCGCCAAACCCGGTGCCTTCACCCGGGGCCGGGTTGCCCATCGCACCCCCACCACCTCCGGGGGCCGTTGGGCCGGGCGGCATGCCGCCGGGTGGGATTCCCGGCGCGCCGGTCGTGCCGGGCCCGCCGGGCGGGATGATCGGCTTGCCGGGTGGTGGGCCGTGACGCGGCGGCCGACGTTGCACTACTCGAGGTATTACTACTGGTTCGTGGTGCTGGCTGGCGTTGCGGGCGGGTACTGTCTGCGTGACCGGAGACGGCGTGGCTGAGTCGTCCGCGATGTCCTACGACGTCCCTGAAGAGGCTCCGTCGGAGTCCACAACCGAGTCGGCTCCGCCAACTGGACGTATCCGCCGGACTCCACAGCGCCAGACTCAGCTCGATGAAGTAGCGAATGACCTGGCTTTCTGGATCGATGATGTGACGACCAAGGTGGCGCTCGCGTTTGCACCTGGGAGAGCTCCCTTCTCTGCAGATCTGACCGAAGACCAGAAGATGGATTACTACTCCCGAGCGCTGTTCAATCCGGACGGCTCACCGAATCAGCAAGGGCGTCAGCGTGAGGAGGCGAGGCTGGGCGTGGAGCGCTTTGCCCAGGTGTACAAGGCGGTCGTGGCCGCGCATCCGGAGTGGAAGCCGCCCGCCAATCCGATGACGGAGGTGCCGCCAGCATGACGGTTCCGAATCCGCCCATGACGGCTGACTACACGAGCTATTTCAACAACGAGCAGATACGTCAAGCAGCCAACGATAACGCCACCCAGCGGTACAACGCGTCCAAGCTGGCTGGTGAGAGCGAGGACCGGGCGCTCAATGCGGCCAAGTTTGCCTGGCAGCAGACGATGGACCGCGCCGGGCTCACCGGCAAGTTCGAAGACGCGTGGACATTTCCGTCCCAGCAGTTCTTTACCCAGCAGTTCGGTACCTGGATGCCGGGTGGTCCGCAGCCTGGTCAGGAAACAATGGGCCGTGAGGCCCAGACTTTCGGTCAGGGCGCCACGCTCGGTCAGATGTACGGCCAGTACTACGCGCCGGGTCAGACACCAACCGCCGGCCAGCAAACGCTCACGGCCCAGCAGCAGGCATACAACCAGTGGCTCGGCCAGCAGCAGGAGGCGCGTCAGCAGCAGGCCCTCCAGCAGCAGACGGCCAACCAGTACCTGACGCTGCTCAGCAATCTGCGCGGGCCAGCCGACTGGGCGAAATATCAGGAGGTGCTGGGCGCCACGCCGGGTGGCATGCGTGATCTGACCGCTGCAGCGATGGGCCAGTACATCCCCGGCGGCGGCGCAACGACCGGCATGCAACCTCAAGCGGCCAACCTGAACACCCTCTATGGTCAGGTGTCCGGCGGCGGGCAGTACGGTCAGTACCAACCTGGTGGTGGTGGGGCCAATTGGCCGCAGGCGACGTTCACGCCGATGGGTGCGGGCGGTGCTGCAGCGAACTTCACGCCGGCTGGCGCGAACGCCCAGGCGGCTCAGCCAGCAGCTCAGCCGGGTGTGCCCGACTACGCCTTCAGCCCGAACGAGACCGGCTCGCGCATCGGCTACAGCGGCTGGGCGGGCGCCACCAATCCGAACACGCAGATGCCGCCGGCTGCGGGCGATGGCACCAACACCCTGGGTGCGGCCCAGCAGAACCAGATGAACCTGCCGGCGCCGAACCAGATCGCCGCCCAGTCGTGGAAGAACATGGCGCCCAGCCAGCAACAAATGTTGCTCGGTCAGTATGAGGCTGCCGGCTGGCACAAGCCAGACGTGGAGGCGCTCATGAATCAGGCGTTGCCACGGTACGCCAGCAATGCGCCGACGGCCGGCACGTGGGGACTCAGGTGATATGTCGATACACGGGGCGGACCGTCGCCCGTGGCTGATCATCTCGAGGCGTGAGGCTGAAGCTCTGCTGCACGCCGTGCGCGAGCTCGAGTCGCTGACGCCCGAGATGGCCCGCGCGGCGGCCCAGTTGCGCTGCCAGCTCGCGTTCATCGGTGGTCACGATGGCGACGTGCCGACCGCGGACCGCGCGGTCGAACGCGAGGAGCAGCGCCTGTGACCCAACCGTTACCAGACGTTGACGAGAGTGGCTACGACCAGTGGCAGAATCAGCTGTACACCGAAGACACCGAGCGCAAGATCCAGGGCATCGGCTTCACCCACCAGGCCAACGACCGCATTGCCGACCTGGCGCGCATCGGCGTGTGGGCCGAGACGTCCGCGCCGGAGGGTCCACCACCCCCGCCGGCAGCGGAGGCGGTCCCTGAAGCGCCGCCCGAAGCGGTAGCATCGGCAGCGCCGGCGGCGGCGCCCGTGGCTTCTCCTACGAGCCGCGGTGCAGCGCTTTCCCCAACCTCCTCTGCAGCAGCGCCGTCGCCGGCCCCTGCGTCTGGTGCGGGCGACTGGCTCCAGAACGCGTTCCAGGCGGCGACCTCCGCGGGCGCGGACGCCGGTGCGTTCCTGACCGGGCTGGGCACCGGTTCAGGCGATCGGGCGCTCGACGCGATGAACGCGGTCATTCAGGCCGGTGGTGACGTCGACCGCTTCCTGCAGAACATGCGACCGGCCGCGGTGGCACCAGCCACGGGTGGCGCGCCTGTACCCGGTGGCCCGCTCCAGGACTACGCGCGTCAGGTTGCCCAGAAGGCCGGCGTCGATCCGGACGTCTTCGTCCGTCAGATCCAGCAAGAGAGTGGGTTCAACCCGAACGCGCGCAGTCCCGCGGGTGCCACCGGAGTCGCACAAATCGTGCCCCAGTACCACCCCGGTGTCGACGCCAGCGACCCGTACGCCAGCCTGGACTACGCGGCCAACCTGATGAAGTCCAACCTGGGCAAGTACGGCGGCGACTATGCGAAGGCGCTGGCCGCGTACAACGCCGGTGGTGGCGCGGTCGACAAGTACGGCGGGGTACCGCCATTCGAGGAAACCCAGCGCTACGTCAGCACCATCCTGGGTGGCAAGACGTCGCCGCTACCGACTGCGCCCGAAGGTCTTGCTCGTGCTGGCGCAGCGCTGGGGGAAGCCAACAAGTCGGAGTGGCTGCGTCTGGCCGAGGCGCAGATCGGCAAACCGTATATCTGGGGCTCCGGTTCAGGGGCAGGTGGACGCGGTACCGGTGATATTGACCCGGCGACGGGCATTCCGCGTGGATTCGACTGTTCGGGATTCGTGTCGTACATCTACGAGAACGCGCTCGGCATCAAGCTGCCGGCCCAAACGGCCTCGGCGTACGACGCGACCAGGCCGATTTCCGCAACGGAGGCACGACCAGGCGATGTCGTGCTCTACAACATGGGTGACCCCGACCCGCACGTCCAGCACATCGCCATCTATCTGGGCGACGGCAAGATCATCCAGTCGGGCGGGGGCGTCCAGCGCAATGTCAATATCGGTGATCTCGGTGGCCCCGGTAGTTTCGAGTTTCGGCGTGCCGCTGGTGCGGAGACGGCACTGGGCAACGTGAAAGCGTCGGTCAATGTGGCCGATCATCTCGATCCGAGCACTCCCCCGCCGGAGGGAGCTGCGCCGGGCAAGTTCCTCGACAACATGCGTCAGGACCTGGCCGATAGTTTGGCCCCGTCGAAACCGACCAAGCTCGAAGGCGAGGCCGTGTCGCCGGAGCGCTCGTCGGTCATCAGCAACATCTCCAGCACGCTGGGCATCGGGCCCGATCAGCAGGCGGCCGCAGTTGGCGAGGCGCGTCCGATCGAGGTGGCCGGTGAGCAGTCCCGGAACCCGCTCCAGGTGCTGGGCGACACGATCGGCGGCGGCTTGCGCAGTCTCGGCATCGGCGGTGAGGCCGCCCAGCCGGTCAATGCGCCCGGCGGTGGCTACGACCCAAGTGCGTTGCGGGCTGTCACCGAACCGTCACAACCGGGCTTGCCGGTGCGTCAGGACGTGCGCGACCTGGGTATCGAACCCCAGCCGACGATCGTTGACCAGGCGACCCAGGCACTTGGTCTGGACGAGGCTTCGCGCGCCGCGCGTCAGGCACAGATCGAGGCGAACCGGCCGACCTCGCAGGGGCTGGTCGAGGATGTTGGGCAAGCCGTCATCGAGCGCAGTGCGCAGGAGCGCGAAGCGCCTGGTCAGCTCTACGGGGCTGATATCGCGGCCGGTCAGGCGCTGGCCGATACAACGGTTGCGCGCGCGAAGGCGATGGGCTGGCAGGCCGATCCTGACACCGAGCGGTTTGTCCATGACGCGCTCGCCACGGCGACTCCGTCGAACGTTCTTCTGTCGGTGCTGACGGCGGGCGAAGGTCCGGCGTTGCTGCAGCTCGTCCGCGGCACGGCGTCGATCATTGGCGCTGGGGTAGGTGGCCAGGGTGCGAAAACGCTCGCCCAGCAGGTGGGTTTGCCCGAGGGCGTCCAGGTCGGGGCAGAGTTGCTTGGCGGCCTGGCCGGTGGTATCGCAGCACCGCTGGGAGTCAATCGCAGCGCACGCGCACTCGAGTATCTGCGTACTCCTGAAGGACAGGCATTGCTGCGTACGCGTCAGCAGGCCGAGTTCAGTCTGGACCCGGAGGGCGCGCGGGCCGCCGAGGCAGCAAAACGCCCTTCGAATCCGCTCGGCCGAGTCCCGGAGATTCCGGAGCGTCCACTGCCTGAGGGTGCACGGCCGATCGAGCTTACGCCGGGCCAGGAAGTCGAACGACTGCGCCTCGAACAATTTCCTGAGGAAGTCCGGCCGGCCATTCAAGAAGCGGCTGAGAACGTCGACTTCGCCCGTCAGCAACGGCGTGGTGTCATTCCGGACGAAGAGGCGAACCGACTGGCGGAGGAGTGGGCGCAAGACCACACGCTCGATCAGGTCATTCGTCAGGGTGTAGCCGGCAAGGCGTACAACGCCGAGGATCTCCGCGCACTGCAGAGCGCCACTGGCGCCCAGGCCGCGCGCGTGGCAGACGCTGCAGCGGCGATTCAGAAAGGTGACGACTCGAGCGCGGCGCTTCAGTTGTTCTGGAACGAGCAGGAGAAGCTCCAGCGACTGGTCACGATTGCCGAGGGTGGTCGTGCAGAGTGGGGGCGGGCTGGTCGTGCGTTCAATCAGCCGGTGCGACTGATCGATCTGGCACCGAATGACGCGGTCGCGCAGATCTCGAAGTTGCTGGGTGGCGACCGTGACCGTCTCGTACAGGCAATTGGCGAATATCAGAAGTTACTCGAGAGTGGTGCTGGGCCGATCAAGCAGGCTCAGTTCTGGTCCGATCTGAAGAACCCGCCGATGAAAATCACAAATCCAGACGACTGGCTCGAGTGGCTCAAGGCGATCCGCTACAACTCGATGCTTTCGGGACCGCGGACAGCAGAGATCAACTCGATCAGTTTTCTGGCCGAGTTGCCCTGGCGACTTGCTCGAGATGCGGGCGCCTCAGCGTTGCGCGGTCGATTAGGTGAGATCGGACCAGAAGCCAAAGGCATTCTCGCCGGCCTGGGTAAAGCGAATCAGGCGTTCATGGACACGCTCAGTAGTGGCATCAGTGCCGAGCAAGCTGCCCGAGGCGAGCTTCCGAAGGGACTGGCACAGCGTGTCAGGAATCCGGTTGGCAAAGCAGTTGCTACTGCGATCGACGCACCTGGCCGAGTGCTTGGTGCGGCCGATCAGTGGGCACTTGCCATTGCTCAGCACATGGCACTTGGTCGTCGTGCCGGCCAGATTGCCAGTCGCGAGGGGTTGGATGGTGCAGCCTGGAATCAGCGAGTAGCTGAGATTCTGAATGAGCCCAGTCTTGCGCTTTCTAAAGAAGCGAATCAGATTGCCGAACGGATGGTGTTCCACGGTGATATGGGCAATTTCGGGCGAGCACTTGAAGGACTGAGTCGGGTGCCGCTGATCGGTAACTTGCTTTTGCCGTTCGTGCGAACTGTCTATCAAATCAGCACGCGTGGAATCGAACGTAGCCCGTTGGGCCTGGTAGGAACTGGAATCGACGTGGCGCGCGGCGCCTATGGTCCACGTACCAAGGAAGGGCTGGCTGCTGCGTTGCGTGGTGAGGGGCCACGGCCGAAAGGAGTCACCCCATTGGGCGAGCGCCTGGGCGACAACGTGATGGGCACTGCACTGTTTATCCCGATATACATGCAAGCCCAGGCGGGCAATATTTCAGGTGCTGGACCGGATAATCCTGCTGATCGCAATCTCTTGCGGTCAGAGGGTTGGCAACCCTATAGCGTGAAGATTGGTAACCAGTGGGTTAGTTACGCCAACTGGGGGCCGATGTCAATCCCACTATCGATGGCTGCAGCGGCAGCCGAGACACAGAAGTTTGCGAAACCTGGTGCTGATGCAGGCGATCTGATCGTTGATGGGGTTCGACGAACTGGTCAACTAGCGACAGAGCAGACGTATCTTCAGGGCATTGGCATGATTTACAAGGGGTTGACTGAGCCGGAGCGCTACGGTGCTTCCGCCGTTAATAACCTTGTGACCAGCTTGGTTCCATATGGTAGTGCGTTGAATACGCTGGCGCAGGCACAGGATCCGACACAACGTAAAGTTGAAGGATTCAATGCGCTACAGGCAATTCAATCGCGGTTGCCGCCAGACTTTCCGCTCATTGGCGGACGCGAGGAAGTACCTGAAGCTCAGGATGTGCTTGGACGTCCAGTGCCGAATCCGCGCCAGGGACTCGGCGCACTAAATCCTCTTCAGGTCAATCCAGTGCGGCCAGACCCGGTATTGGAAGAGCTGGACAACGTCGGAGTGACTGTTGCGCCGCCGCCAAAGGTCGTGACTCGTGGCGGTGTGCCGCTCGAGTTGAAGCCTGAGGAAAGCCGTGATCTTCAGGCCAGGTCAGGAGCGTTGGTTGCGGAACGAATTGCCGCAGAAATCGCTGAACCTGGCTATCAGCGTCTCTCGCAGACCGACAAGGCGTGGCGCCTCGAGCGGATCATCGAACGTGCCCGGACGGAGATGCGCAATCAGTGGCTCAATGCGTTGAGCAATGACGAGTATGAACGGCGTGTGCGTGAAGGCAAAGAACGTTCAGAGCGTATCCCGGTGAGTGGGCGCTAGCGGACGTGGAACTCTTGATGCAGCAGTCGCTTGCGCAGGGCGCGCAGTCCGTCGAGACGCCAGCCGCGACATTCGAGGCAGTCATTCATGGGACCGGGGGCGTGTCGCCATCTGTGGTTCAGGACGTCAAGGCCAGCGCTCAGTGGAAAGGCCAGGATCGGTCCAAAGATCAATATCAGGATCAGCGGCAGCGACCACCAGTCATGCGACGACGCGGCCACGAACCACAGTCCCAGATACAGTCCGCCGAGAATCAGCCCACCCAGTACCTCACGCACGGGACGACTATAGCCGGGATGGCCGGGGAGGCGAAGAGCTAACCGATGGCAAACTTCACCACACAACAGCAAGTGCTGGACGCGATCAAGCGATCAGGTTGGACGCTTGTTGGTCGCGCGCCGAAGATGGAAAACCAAACCGATCGGGCCGGTGTGACGACAAGAGTGGCTGTACCCGGTCAGTGGGTGTGGTCGATCGTTGGTCCCGATGGCGACCCGGACGAGGTCACGGTCGAGGAAGGTGGCGGCGGTCCGGGCGAAGCCGACTACTCGCTCAGGATTCTCGAGGGCCCGAAGAAGAACATCCCGGCCGAGTCGAAACCGCCCGCGGACTGGCAGAGCAAGGGCGAGTGGCAGACCCAGCCGGACGGCTCGAAGGTGTTCAAGGGTTACAACCCGGCGACCAAGGCGTGGGAGCCGATTCCGGGTGTCGCTGCGGTGCCGGCTAGCGACAAGGACAAACCTGCACCCAAGACGCTTGAGCAGAATGGCACGGTTTACGAGCGGCAGGATGACGGTAGCTGGCTGCCGGCCAAGGGCATTCCTGTGCAGCCGCAGAAGGCCGAGGCGCCGGTCTTCAAGGAGTTCGAGGGCAAGGTCTATCAGTGGGTAGCCGATGCCTCGAAGCCAGGTGGTGGCACGCTCAAGTTGGCCGAAGGGCTCGAGCAGGGTGGCCACCCGCCCGGCTACTTCATCGAGGGCGGCTACAAGGTCTACAAGAACTGGAACGAGGGCACCAAGAAGTACGAGGTCGATCCGTCTGTCCAGCCTGAAGCGTGGAGTCCGGAAGCCCAGGCGGCGGCGGCCAAGACGGCATCTCAGCCCAAGGAAGGCGACACGCGGCCGAACATCGCCGGCGGCTACAAGGTCACCCAGACGTACCGCGGCGGTGAGTGGACGACGACCGAGGTGGGCGAACGGGCCACGCCGCGCGACATCCAGACGCTGACGCCATCGACCGAGGCACCGTTCATCGTCCAGACCGACGAACAGGGTAAGCCGGTCACGATCGACAACCCGAACTATCAGGGGCCGAAGGCGCCGACCACGCGTGTCGAGCTCGCGCAGCGTGTGTCGCTGCTGCAGACCCAGGCGCAGCAGATGCGCGACAAGATCGCCGCAGACAAGACGATTCCGCCCGATCAGCAAGCAGCCCGCTTCAACCAGTGGTACGACCAGAACGTCGCGCCTCAGGCCGGTGCGCTCGAGCAGCAGCAGCAGGCAATCGCCCGCGACGAAGCGCAGAAGGCGATGACGGCGGCGGCCAATGCCATCCAGAGCACGGCACCGTACCGCGTCGGCCCGGGTTACGGTCAGGCGTTCGAGCAACTTGTTCAGTCGACGGCTAACACAAAGTTTCCAGGCGTGGAGAACAAGCCGCTTGACCTGGGCACCGGATGGTCCACGTACAAGGGTCCGAGCATCGACGAGAGCGTGCAGCAGACGCTCACGCCCGCCGCGGGCGTGGACTTCCAGAGCCTGCTCAATCGCAACCAGTGGGTGCCCGGCGGACCACCGCCGGGTGGTCCTGTCGGACCGAGTCCAGCGCCCGGTCCGACGCCTGAGCAGCAGGTTGCCATCGCGGCGGCCGGTCGGCAGACTGCCGCGGCCACCAACCCCGCGAACGCTCCGTTCGGGGCGATCGGCGCCAACCCGATGCTGGCGGTGATGCAGGCGCGTAATCGCCAGCTTGCCTCGCAGCAAACAGCCGCAGCCACGGGGCAGGCTGGGATGCCCTTTGGTGGCCTTAACAGCATGCCGCGCGCTGGCGCGATGCCGATGGCGACTGGTAGCGGTCCCTTGCCCTACAACCCGAGCGCGTTCAGTGGCGTGATGCCGCTCTTGCCGGGTTTCGATTACTCGCAGCTTCAGACCCAGTGGCAGCCGACCTATTGATTGCCCAGGAGGGAGTACCTAAGATGGCGGACGAACAACCACAAACTTCTTCTGTAGAGCCGCAAGCGGCCGATGCCATGAGCGCATCCGAGTCGAGTTCGGCCGAGCCAGAGGCGAAATCTTCACGACCCTCTTGGTGGAGCAACCTGTTCCACCGCCGAGGTGAGTCCGCGGAGGCAGAGCCGTCTGACGCGGACTCGTCCACCGGTAACACAGCGTCGACCACCACGCTGACTCAGGAGGAGTTAGACCGTCGAGTCCAGGCGGAAACCGACCGCCGCGAGGCGAAACGGCAGCAAGCGCAACGGGCCGAAGAACGCAAGAGGTTGCGCGATTCCGATCCGTGGGCATATGCGGAACAGGAGCGCAAGGAAGAGGAAGCTCAGCAGGGCAACTTCCACCTCGAGCGGCTCGTCACTGATCTCGGTGCCGAGCACGACAAGGTAACGGTCGATCCGGTTTTCTTCGCACTGCCGAAGGCAGAGCAGGAACGGATTCTGAAGCTCGATGGCGCAGGCGCGGGTCTGGCAGGACGCAAGCTGGTTGTGAGCGAGAGCCTGAAGGCGCTCGAGAAGCACTGGAAAGCCGAAGGGGCCAAAGACGCCGAGACTCGTCTTCGCCGTAATCCGGCCTTTCGCAAACAAGTCTTAAGCGAGCTTCGAGGGCAAACACCAGAGCCGGAGATGCTGCCCAGTGGCAGCGCTTCGGAAGCCGACAAGACCGTCTCGAGCCTGTTGCGCGAGTACTACCGATTGGGCTGACGAACCGCTGAGCTAATCGCGGGGTTGGCCCGTTCTGACGAGGGCCACTCCGATTCCCTACAACTCGATCAGCAACCGGGCTACCCCAGGTGGCGGCCCGCTCATCCCTGAGGACGTCCAGCGGGAAATCGTCCAGTCCATCGAAGAGAAATCAGCGGCGTTACGGCTGATGCCGCATGTGCGCATGAAGCGCGCCCAGCAGCGCATCCCGGTCATGTCCCAGCTGCCGATCGCGTACTGGGTCACCGGCGCCTCGCTCGACGCGCGCGACATCGGCATGAAGCAGACGACCACCCTGCAGTGGGACAACGTCTACCTGAACGCGGAAGAGATCGCGGTCATCGTGCCGATTGCCAAGAACCTGCTGTCGGACATGGACTACGACTTCTGGACGCAAGTTCGCCCGAAGGTCACCGAGGCGTTCGGCGTTGCGCTTGACGAGGC